ATAATTGCACATCTAGATTTTATGATAAAGATTATCCTGAGAAATTCAAGCATCCTGCTTTTCTTATAAGTGCAGGGCATTGTCCAACATCTAGACCAGAATTCGCTAAAGAAATGGGGTTGCAAGATGCATTAGTAATGGGAGACTCAGGTGGTCACCAGATAGCAACTGGCGCAGTCCCATGGGATGCCTTAAAGAAAAAACGAGATGAAGTTTTTCATTGGCTTGAATCAACTTCTGATATTTCAATGAACCTAGATATTCCGCCACGAGTAACCTATGAAAATAGATTTCAAGAGGCATTGGATATTAGTTTAGATAACTTCAAATATTTTGCAGATAAACAAACGGGAAAAACAGATTTTTTAAATATCTTGCAAGTAAGAAGTGAAAGTGAGACAAAATATTGGTATGATGCAGTCAAGGGATTGCCTTTCAATGGATGGGGAATTGGTTCTGCAGGTTCAATTAGAAAGATTATGTACACCGTTGCGTTATTGTTAGATGGTGGAGAATTCGATAATAAAAATAATAGATGGTTCCATTATTTGGGCGTGACAAGCGTTAGTTATTTATTTTTATTAGCCATGTTACAAAAGCATTTTAACACTCGATACGATGGAAAAGTGATATTCTCAACTGATAGTTCGAGTCCAAACAGAGCAACTATCTTTGGTCAATATTATTACAATGTTGAATGGAAAAAGATGGCTTATTTGGCATTATCATTCTCGAAAAACGGTATTAAGTATGATAATACTACTCCACTCCCATGTGAATTAGATTGTCCCGCATGTGCTGGAAGAACGTTTGAATCAATTACAAAGTTTGACGAATATAGTTACATGGTGATGACCAACCATAACATGCATATATTCCAATGGATTATGGAAAATGTTAACAAGATTGTAGATTGTCCCGTTGAAGTAATTGAATCAATATTGCCTAAAGACTTTATAAAGTTGTATATGAGTATTGAAGAGATGCTTAACAGCGATAAGCCAATATTGGTTTATGAGAAATATTGTCACTTGTATGACAAATTAAGTTCAAACTATAATATCACAGGTGATAATACAGTGACTGAGAAGTTCTTTGACTTTGATGCATAATTTTGTAGATTTTTTGTTGTTTTTATAAAATCATACTACTTATATTATATGGGAAGAAAAAAGAAATATTTGACAATTGACGAAAAACAATTAGCTCGAAATGCGCAACGAATGACGTATTATTGGTTGAATGTAGAACTAGAACGCCAGAAATCTCTAAAACGATACTATGATAATAAGGAGAAAAATGATAATTTACAAGACAACAAATTTGATTGATGGAAAGATTTATATTGGACAGGATTCAAAGGATGACGACAAGTATTATGGGTCGGGATATATAATTCGTCGGGCTATTAAAAAATATGGTAAGTTAAATTTTAAGCGAGAAATTTTAGAACGGTGTAGTTCTAAATCAGAATTAAACGAAAGAGAAATATTTTGGATTGATAAGTTAAAATCACGTGACCCAGACATTGGATATAATATTACAGCCGGCGGAGAGGGTTTTGATTCAGAACTAAAGAAGAAACATTGGTCAGATAAAAATTCAGTTTATAGAACAGATGAATTTATCAAGAAAAAACGCAAATATTATGACTCAGCAGAATGCAAAAGGAAAATGAGTGATATAACCAAACAAAACTATTTAAATCTAGATAGTGGTTATCATGCAGTTGATTACATAGATAAACTAAAACGTTCGCATCAAACTGTTGAATATTTAGAAAAATGGAGATCATCAATTAAAAAAACTCGAGACAACCCGGATGCATATTGCAACAGTGATGAATTTAAAGAAGTAAAAAGACAAAAATGTCTTGAAAAATGGCGAGATCCAATATATAAACAAATGATGTTAAACGCGAGAAAAAATAAATTAAAATCAAAAAAGTAAAAATATGAAAAAAGCAAAATTATTAAGTTTCATTGAAAAATATGCGTTAGCAGGAACAGTTGAATCTGTTATCTGGACAGTTGAAAAAAACGAATGCACAATAAACTTTGTTTCAGAAGATAAAACATTAATTGGTACGGCTGTTAATGCCTAAAGTATGGAACTACCTGATTCAGAATTTGGTGTCTATACAACATCTGAGCTAATAAAGGTTATTGGTATAATGGGAGATGATATTGATATTGATATTAAATCAATTGAAAATCGACCATATAATATGAATCTGCAGGATAAACAGTTCAAATCAGTTTATGTTTTGGCTGAGAAATCTATTATTCCAAAGTCAGCGAAGCTAAAACAGTTGCCAGAATTTAGTGCAGAATGCGTATTTGATAAATCATTTATTGATGCATATCTAAAAGCTAAGAACGGGTTAGCAACCGCAGATGCTGTTGCGTTTGAAGGGCATGGAAACGAATTGAAAATCACAGTTGGTTTTTCGAGCTCACAAACGAACAGAGTTACATGGTCAATCCCAGCAACAATCCATTCTGACTTAGATACAATTCCATTCTCAGCTGAGTATTTGAAGGTTATCTTATCTGCAAATAAAGAAGTGAAAACAGCTAGATTGCAGATATCATCTCAGGGATTGTTGAGAATTCAATGTATGCACGATGACTTCACGTCAGAATATTTCTTAGTAAAATTACAAATTAGCTAAAAAGATAAAATATGTTTGGAAATCAAGAGCACACCATATGGACAGAGAAGTATCGACCATCTAGTCTAGATACCTATATTGGGAATGAACATATCGTCGAGAAAGTTAAGATATATCTACAAAATGGAGATATTCCACATCTTTTGTTTTATGGTGGGGCTGGCACCGGGAAGTCGACGATTTCAAAGATTATAGCAAATACAATTGAATGTGACGTAATGTACATCAATGCATCAGATGAGAATAGTGTTGATACTGTAAGAAACAAAATTAAGAACTTCGCAAGCACAGTTGGATTTAAGCCACTTAAAATCATCATTTTAGATGAAGCGGATTTTTTAACTCCAAACGGACAAGCTGCATTAAGAAATCTCATGGAGACACATTCATTAACAACACGATTTATCTTAACTTGTAATTATATTGAAAAGATAATTGACCCAATTCAAAGTAGATGCCAGACATTTGCAGTAACACCGCCAAGCAGAAAGGATGTAGCTTTGAACATTGTGAATATTCTTAATAATGAAAATGTTCAATATGAGCCAACAGATGTTGTGACAATTGTTAACGTATGCTACCCAGATATCAGAAAGGTTATTAATTCATGTCAAAAACAAGTTATTCATGGAAAATTGACCATAGATAAACAAAGCCTTGTTGAAAGTAATTATATGACGAAAATGTTAGAATTACTTAAAGAAAAAGGTGATAAATCCAGGAAGTTAACGTCAATTAGGCAATTGTTGGCCGACAGTCAGGTTCGTACGTTTGAAGCATTATATAGGTTTTTGTTTGACAATATTGAAAGTTTTGCCAAAGGAAACGAAGCAAGTGCAATATTAATAATCTCCGAATACCAATATCAAGATGTGTTGGTTGTTGACAAAGAAATCAACGCCTGTGCGATGTTAGTCAAGTTGGTTATGGAATTATAGAGAAAATTATTTTATCAACTAATTATTGTTAAAAGGCAATTATGGCAAATAAATCAAGAAAGAACGAACAAGAGGGTAAAGCCGAAGTGGATTCACAAGACACAGTCAAACCGGTAGAATTAAAATCAACGAATACTAATAAACTCGATACAAATTACAAAGCGATTTATAGAAAGCCAGCAGGCGGATGGAAACAATCAAGTGATATGAAAGGGTCATTAGAGCGAAAATACACATTGGCAGAATGTCTAATTCCTATTGAGGATGTTGATAGGATAATTGCATACAAACGTCTTAAGGATAGTGGAATAATTCCTACAGAAGCAGAGATGGTTCGAGTTGGGATTTTGCATGGATAAGTTATTAGACATATCATCATTAGCCAATTCAAATATTCCCAAAAAGAGAAAGAAGAAGCCAGGTAAAAAATCTAAAGATACCGCGCCTGAAAGATTAACACAAAAATACTTGCGTGAATTGGGTATTTCATTTACAACTCAATATGAATTAGGTGGAAAGTTTTATGATATTTTCATCCCGAGTAAAAATCTACTAATTGAAGTAGATGGGGACTACTGGCACGGTAAGGATATAGATTTTCTAGATAAAAGTAAAATGCAGCAACGTTCATTTGTAAATGATAGAAAGAAAGATGGAATAGCAACAATGAATGGGCTACAAATTGTTCGAATATGGGAATCTGAGATAACAATCGAGAAAATTAAACAAATCATTAATGAATAAGATATATGGATTTTAAAGAATATCAAGCAGCTGCAAAAATTACAGCTATTTATCTGAATAAGGTTAAATTGCAATTTCCAGAATTATCCCCAGAAATATTAAAAATAATGGGGATATCATACGCAGCGTTAGGCTTAGGTGAATCAGGAGAAGTGCAGGGTAAAGTTAAGAAAATAATTAGAGACTCGGGTGGTATTATTTCAGACGAAGTCAAAACAGAAATATCCAAAGAAATTGGGGATATTTTATGGTATACCGCTGCGATGTGTGATGAATTAGGAATATCATTAGAAGATGTTGCTCAAAACAATATTGATAAACTTATGTCTAGAAAGGAACGTGGTGTTATTGAAGGAAACGGAGATAACAGATAAAATAATTAGTATGGCGTTAGTTAAAAAGAATTTAATTATAGGTTTGTCAACATTCCTCGACCCTGAAAGTCCAGTATTTGTTGCCAGCCCATCAAATATAGCAGACGCAGCTTACCTATGGAGTAATGCACTTCATTCATATATGAGTTTAGTGTTTCCATCTTCACCAACAGTGATTGCTGTGTCGAACGCCGCTCGAGCTACAATGTATTCTGCTATGATTGTCGCATTAACATCTCAATCATTTAATATTCAATTGCAATACATAATAACATCGTATGCAGTAACATTGGCCGCAGGATTTGCGCCCATGTATATTGCTATTCCACCTGTAACGCCTTTGTTATTATCTCCGATATTTGCCGCCGCACAACTTGGCGTCACATCAGCTGATTTCATTAATGCGTTCGCAACAGCAATTGATATATGGATGAGAACAGGTAAGGCATCATTAGTAACACCAACTGGCACATTGCCACCAATTAATTGGTTTTAAATTTGGAAGTTATCAAAAAAATTCGTATATTGTTTAAATAGAAAAGATATGGCCAAGAAGGAAAAAACGAACTCAAATGAACAAGGTAAAAAAACCGCTGGGATATTTGATTTCATAAACGGCATGACGAGAGATAAAAAGAATTGGGATTCATTTAGCGAAATGGACAAAAAAGCATTTTCACCATATATGGTTAATAGATGGTTGAGTATGGATTTGGCATTAGTTGATATGGTTAACATTTTTCAGCAATATACAATTGGTCAATTAGAATCTCGTGACGTGTACAATCTTTATT